TGTAACCCCTTGCTCAACAGTATTAGTCATCCTCTTGTACGCTGCCGCTTGAGCAGGATCAACATTAGGTTTCTGGGGTATTTCTTCGGTTTGAAGACCAAACACATCTGCGTTTGCTTCTAACCATTTTGATACAGACTCCTCAGTTGGGTCTATATCCTGCGGAATAAAAGAAGAAATCTTCTGATTTACCCCGCGACTTGCGAGGGCTTCTTTGATTGCTCGTTCTCTTTGCGCTTTATTTAAAGATTCAAAGTTAGCTTTAAGATCTGCCAACTCTTTATCTTTCTGCTTATTAGCCTTGCGTAGTTGTTTAACGTCATCCTCGTAGTCATAGTTGGACATAGTCCATCTCCCATTCGTTGTAGTTGTCGTAGACCTCATACAATTTGGGGATTCCTGTATGGCTTCTACTACCGGTTTTGTTATCACTCCATCAGACCGGTGGTCCTGATGGCAGGCTTAGTTAGTAAGAGCCAGCTCTACCTTGGCTCAGTGCTCCACTTGTAACTCCAGTTTGTCCACCGAAAGTGGCTTTTTCAAGTCCAGTTAAACGTTTACGTTGTCTTCTGGATTCCTCATATGAAGGTAGTCCAAATGCTTCAACCTCTGCCATCTCTTGTGTGTATGGTGTCTGGTATATATCACCAAGTGTCTTACCACGAGATAGTAGGCTAGAAACTGTTGAGAATCCTTGTTCTGCCTTTTCTTTGGTTACACCGTATCTAGCTAAATACTCAGCATCAATATCAGATGTAGTTAGACCATACTTAGATGCAGTTCCTGCAATCTCTGCTGCAGTTACCTTACGCTTAATATCACTTAGCGCCCTTGTCGGATCAAGAGTATAAGCAAGAATATCGCCATTAGTAATATCAGGATAAAATGCTTTAAAAGCTGCACTAATCTCAGGCGCTGCTTTAATTACTCTATCTTGTGCTAGGAGTATGCGATCTTCTAACTCTGTAGCAGATACATCATTAGCGATTAGTTTTTCAAAACCTTCTTGACGGCCCAGATCACCTTTAGCATAGTAGGATGCTGGTAATCCATAGTTACGCATAAGAGATTGATACTTATCCTCAAGAGCAATATAAGTTCCTTCATCTAATGCTTTTAAACCTTTAGCAATTCTTGCTGTATTTCCAGCAAACCGTTGTTTATATTGCTCTGATTGACGTAGGCGTAGTGCAAATTCTGATGGTGATACGGAGGTTGTAATTAAATCTCTTAATGGAGTAACTAAAGATTCCATTCCATATTGAGAAAATTGTTCTAATAATACATCGTAGGCAGATTGTCTCTTAGCCTGCTCTTGTCCACCAGTTGCTAACTTAGCCTTAGACCCATCGCTAAATACACTGAATACATCCCCTGTTTGTGGATCTGTATAAGTACTTACTACAGTTTTAGTAACAGCAGCAGGTTGTGCTGTTGCCTCAGGTGCTGCAGTTTGTCTTGTAGTACCATCTGAATAAACATCTACCTTTACTCTATTAGATCCTACACCAGTATAAAAAGTATTAGTAATGGTTGGTCCAGTAGCTAATGTTGGAGTTGTAGAAACAATAATACCTGCATCTTTTTGTTCTTGTTCTAAAGCAGAACCAGGTGTTGCTCTTGGTCTAATCTTTTCAGGTGAGTCAACATATTCACCCGTATAGTAATTAAAATAACTAGCCATATTAACCCACCATCCCGAAGTCTTTTAAGACAGTTCTTGCAGCATCGTATGCTGACTCTCTAGCATTATTTGTATATTGCCAACGAGGGTCTTTCTTTAAAAAGTCTTGCCACTCGTAAAGGCTCATCTCTTTATCTGGACCTATAGCCTTGCGTAAAGTTGCATCATTAACATTAATAGTCTCAGGATTTACTTCTAGAACCTGATACATAATATTCTTATATGGTTGATAGACGGTATCTAAATCAACACCTAGATCTAATAGACTACCAACTTTATCAGGTAGACCTAGTTTAGCTGCTCCCCTAATAATCTGTTTATAGGTTTCAACAGACTCTCCTTGATTTATATTCTGTAGCCAAGTCTGCAATTGTGTACCAAAGTTTTTATCTAAGTCTAAACCATTGGCTGCGGCAGTTGCCTTTAGATCCTGTAGGCTTACACCAGCAGCGCCACCAAGTACTTGACCAGGTGCATATCTAAGTCTTGCTCTAATCTGTTGTTGAATAATTGCTGGAGTATTCTCATACCCAAGATCATAAATATCTCTTGATACCAAATCTAAAGTATCAGCATCTAGAGAAATACCTGCAGTCTTAGCAGCATCTGAAACCCTTTGCTTAGTTGCTGTTAACCCACGACCATACTCACTGGTTCTATCTAGGGATGCTAGGTCATCTGTAGTTTTGCGTAGTTCGTCATATTGACGTTTATAAAATCCTCTTTGACGAATAGCACTGGCATTAGATTTAAACCAAGAAGTATTCTCAAGCATCTTAGTAAATTGATCTGCTGTATAGTCATCACCAGTACCAGGTACTTGATCTTTACCTATTGATTTAAGTAATAATTCTTTTAACTCTGGATTACTCTTAAATATTAGATCAATAGGTCCGTAATTTTGTGCTACTAAACTATAAATTTCATCAATATTGTAAGGAGTTTTTCTACCCTTTGGTATGGTAGTTCCACCACCAATACCTGCAGTGCCACCAGTTCCTGCATTAGATCCACCAGTTGCTTTACCACCAGTAGCGCCACCAACTAATACATTATTTGCTGGCTTACCAGCCTGGCTAATAGGTCCTTGGTATGTAAAGTAATTACCAGGTGTGTAACGTGGTGTAGCACCTTCTTGACCACCACTTGAACTAGGTTTAAGACCACTAACTGATTCTACTTTTGCAGTCTCTCTAGGAGCATTACTTAAATCTGGATAAGGTAAAGCGTTACCTGTTTTTTGAGCAGCAGTATTAGCATCTTTTTTCTTTTGAAAATCTTTGTTTACGGCTTCTTGTCTTTGTTGATTAATACGAGCAGCCTCTGCATCAATCTGAGCTTGGGTAACATTTATTCTTCCAAATTCTTTGGCGCTTGCCATAGTCTTTGGCTTACCATTCATATCCCAAATACCGACAGATTGTAACTGTATAATTCTTTCGGCAGCATCAGCTAATATTGGATTATCACTTGTTAAATAATCTTTAACAAACTTTATATTAATACCACCATCAGGCAAACTCTTATTTAGTTCATCAATATCAAATCCTGTTTCAATTTTTTTGGCTGCAGCTTTCGCTGGTTTTGAACCAAGTTCATAAAATTTACCATCAGTTACAAAGCCAAGTATTCCACCATCTCTAGAAAATACAGCATTAACTACACCTAACGGTATTCTTTTATCAATACCAAAGTTAATAACTTGAGATACATATGAATTATCTGGAAGTTTTGCAGCCACTAGACAACCCCTATCGCATTTTTAAAGGCATCATAAAATCCAAGAACCTTGTTAGCCTTTACTTCATCTGTTTGTGAGATTTGTTCAATTAAAAATTGTTCTTCATTTATACCACCAGTAGTTGTAGTGTCTCCATATACAACTGGGTTTGCTGCTTGTGCTCTACGAAGTGCTGGTAGGTACATAGAAAGTTCTTCTTCTGTAGCGCCACGACCAGCAAGGTTCTGACTCACTGCATTAATTAATGCAGTTGCAGTAGTAGGATCCGAAATAGTAGCTTTAACATTTGCCGCCCCACCACCTTGTACTTCAGGTACAGTCTTTATCAAATAATCTGTAGTTACTTTTATTAGATCTTTAGGATCAACTGTTTGACCTAATGCCTGTTTTTCAAACTGTGCTGCAAGTTTAGCTTGGGTAAATCCAGCAACAAGTAGCATTGAGAAATTACCAGTTTTAGGAACTTTAATTCCAGCATTATTTAATAAAACAGCAAGGGCTTTACGCTTTTCATTACTAAGATTATTAATGTAGATAGCATCTGCATTGCCAGCTCCAGTCCCAGAGGCTGTTCCACCAGACATAGTAGAACCAGGTTGTATTACCTGACCTTGCCAATTTGTTTGTTGTGGTAACTGATTTGTCGTTGATACCATTAGTCTCCTATTAACCTAGAGAATAGAACATCGTATGCTGCTTGAGCATTTGAATTTGTTGATGCTATTCTTTCTAACTCTGTTTTGATATTAGATTTCAACATATCGTTAAACTCTTGAGCCTGACCTCCACCAAATGTAAGGGAGTCACGTTGAGATGTGTAACTATCATAAGCCAAAACCATTTGACTTAATGCAAACTTAGATGACTTTTGAGTAGTAACCTCTGGATCATTCACTAATCTACGTAGATCTTCTAATGCCCTAACTCTTTCAATTTGACGTTGACCGCCTGCACCAAGTTTATCCTGTAGTAATGGTCTAGCGCCCTTATATTGCTCTGACCAAATTTGCCACTGGTTGCGAAGTTGAGACTTCATTGGAGATGAAGGCAGCATAGTTATCTGTTGTTCAAAACTATCCTTTTGTTGATAGTAATATTGAATATCTTTAGCCGAACTTACATCTGTTAAGAAATCACTTAGTGTTTTGTTTCGTTTAATACCAGACTTTGATAGCAACTTATAGGCATTAAAATCAAATTCACCGACTCTTGGTATTAAGAAAGCAGCACCCTGTGGGTATTGTTTTAATAAACTACCATTTTGATCAATCCAGTTTCCAGCATCTTCAACTGCTCGCACCCAAGCAACAGTATTGCGATCTGACTCAGATACTGTGTAAGGCATTTGGTCTGGATATAATCTAATCCATTCTTCGGTAGCCTTATCAATGCTGTCGTATTTTTCTATTAATTGATTAAATACCTGTTTAAAGTTAGTGGCACCGTTATCTCTTACCCACTTAGCCATATCTGATTTAAGAGTTACTTGTGGCGATGCTGGTGCTACGAATCCAAATAGGAATCGCATAGCCAAAACTGTAATTGTAGATGCCTGTAACTTGTCTTGATATGCTGCTATTTCACCAGCAGATGGTGCTTCAAACTGACCAGTAGCTTCATTAAATACTGGTTTTAACCCGTGACCTGTAGCTTCAAGATAGGTTGCACCTTTACGGAAAGCAGAAGCATATTGAGAATTGCGCTCATCTCTATTAAGAGTGGCTAATGCTCTATTAAGATGAGATGGTAGTACAGCAGAAATCATAGGTTGATCTTCACCGTAAGGACCGAGCAAGTACTGCTCAAGATCCTTGATTTGCGGTACTATATTTCCTAACATCTTTAATGGGAAGGATGCAATAGGTCCAGCAAAAGTTGGGAACAAAGAATCTGGATTTAAAGATGGCGTAATCATCTTCAACTTTGCGCCAAACTCTACGGGCATTGGAATCTGAAAGGCATCTTTAACACCAAACAGATTGGCAACCCCACCCATTACCTTATAGACAGGTGTTAACCCTGGATAGAAAAAGTACTGATCTCCATTATCGTCTGTCTGAACAAAACCAGAATGAGTTATACCTTCATAAGTTAATGATGCTTTTGCTAATGATTCTGGGTTGTATCTAACGGTACGATATATACGGCGATAAAAGTCTTCAGTTGCACGATAGAATCTAGCAAAGTTACGAACAGACATAGCTAACTGACTGCGAACTGCAGGATTATCTACGTAAGATAAAACTCTATTCTTTGCTAAATCTTCAGCAAGTGTAACTATATGTTTCTCAGCTTCTAACTTAGCATCTTCTAATGCTTTACCTGATTTATTAGCAGTAAATCTAGCGGTGATATTATCCTCAAAGCCAGATGCTTTCATATCTTTACGAGTTCTAATAATTGCTTCTAGTACTAAAGGCTCTCTTGAGAAACGGGCATTTGCCTCACCCATATAATCCCAAGATTTATCCATAAAAGATATAGCAAAATTATCAGAATCAGATAGAGGTATAATAGTAGGTCCAGAAATAAACTCTGGTGCTAGTTCTGCGTTCATTTTATCTGGTAAATCTTCTAGTCCAAGACCTCTTGGATTAATGTTTACCACGCCATCTTCATCTACTTGACGTATTTTAGATAGTAGATCTTTATTAATTTTACCATCTCGTTTAGATACATATGCTTTAGTAGCATCATACGTTCTCTCGGCAAGACCTTTAGTAGTTACCTTACCTGTTGCAATAGCTTCAAATCTATTTCTAGCCTTTTCAGGTAGGTTATCAAGATACTTTGTAATTTCTTTTACTGCTTGTTCTTTAGCCTGTGGAGTATCACCCATATATCGCATAGCGATACCGCCTAATTCATCATTAGCTAATACATTTAATTGTACAAACCAAGAGATACGGGCTTGTTGATTCATCACTGGATTAAACTCAGTAAAGTCTGAACCAAAATCTTTTTTATATTTAATTTTATCAAACTCTAAAGCACCAGCATTAGCACCAAATTTAGATACATCATCTGTAACGTTTAAATATTGATCAGCACCTAATACACCATACTTACCACCTTCAGATACTGTGGCGAGAGTATCTGGTAGATACCCTAATCTAGCGTGTTGTGCAAGGATCTCTGATCCCACTTTATCAAACTTGTGGCCTAGTCCATCTTCTAGCAATGCTCTAGCCATAACTGTCTGAACACCTCGTGTGTCACCTGCAGCAATAAGTGGTGCTAGTTCATCTTGGTATTTTTTAAGATCTGACTGACGAATTAATCTATTAATGAATCCAAGTTTTTGATCTTTACTAGCAAGACGTAAGCGAGTTGAAAGAATACGACCTTTTACCAATCCCCAAGTAGAGTCACCTGCAGCAACGTGAACCATAAGATCCTCTGCTGCGTTACGAACTGGGAAACGAGGTCCTGCAATAGTACCAAATGACCAGAATGAGGTCATACGATCTGCCCACTTAGAATGGGATACACCAAACATTCTATCTATTAAACCTGAACGAGCAGATAATCTATCTAAGTCTACAATTGATGGAACTGCAATACCAGAGGATAGTTGATATCCAAAGATTGCCATTTGTTCACCATCAAAATTGGCAGGGTTTGATCTTTCAATTACCTCATCACCAAATTCATTAACTGATTTTTTAGTAATTATAGTAGGTGCATATTGTTTAGCCCTAGCAGTTCCTGCTTGTTCAGCTAAATTATCAATACCAATTTTGGTTTTACTTACACCGCGAACTTCAGCAATAGTATTCCAAACGCCTTTAAAAATTTGTTTCTTTTGGCCTTCATCACCTGCAGCAAATGCTTCTGCAATAATTTTAGAATGATATCTACTGTTAGATAAACGAGCTAAACGATATACCTGTGTTGCTCCATCTGGAGAATTAACATCAAACCAGCCATCTCTAAAAAATGGAATAATTGAAAACTTGCGAGCAAACCTATCAATCTTACCTTGAATAGTATCCATAGTTAGACGGACAGATCCATCTTGGCGGATCTTGCCAACCTTTTTTTCTTGAAGAGCAATATCATCAGCCCTAGCTGTAAGGCCGGTAATGATATCTTCAGTTTGAATTTGATCAGTTCCATAAAGAGAACTAACTATTCTTTGACCTACTTTATCCAAATCAAATACTCTATTGGCGGTAGTGTAAAAATTAATTCTTGTCTTACGAGCAACATCTAACCTAGGAATTAATGGAGTTTTACGAGCAGCTTGTCCACCTAGGATAGCTCTCATATCTTCACCATTTGCTAAGAATGATTTAGCAGTAACAGCATCTTTAACGCCACCGCGAATAAACTCGTCAATTGCTGCTGGGCCGAACTCAGGTGCAAGTCTACGTAATTCAGTACTGGCCTGAGTCATAGCTCTGGCATCATCTACTTTACGAGCTTTTGATAAATCATCTAATTTAGTGCCATAGCGATCAAAGAACGCTACAACATTTTGGTTCCTAAATACATCATCTACTTTACCAGCATTACCAACGATCTTAAATAAAGCATAGTTTGTAGCATCATATGCTTTTTTGGCTTTACCTAATATAAGTGTTGGATCTGTACGTATACGGTATGCGGCATCTACAAAACCTGATATACCCTTATAAAGGATTCCTGATCCCTCTAATTCTTCTGGAAGAAGTGTGTTTGCTATAAAACGACCAGGAGAGTATTTAGCTGCTTGTACTGCATCTAATGAATCCTGTAATAGAAAATCCACTTCACCAGTTTCTCTTAACTGGGATGCCTTAGCTGCTATCTGTTTTTCTGCTTCTGTACCAGTAGATGCAATTTCAGATAAAGGAGTACCTGCAGCAATTTTCATTGCAACTGATACATAATCATTTCCATATTTATCTTGTGCTTTTTTAATACGACTTGGGCTAAATACTTTATCGCCCTTATCATTTGCAATATCAAATGCTTTGCCTAAATTTACACCTTGATCTATGGCAATAGCACCAGTACGATACAAACGAGTCATAAAGTCTGAAGCCTCAGTAAAGGCACTGAACGTACGACCAATTACCTGCTTAATAGGTTGAGTTGCATAATGAAATGCACTACCTAAAACACTTCGTTTTTCTGGTATGGCAGGATCTTCTCCACCAAACATAGCGATATGAGCTTCTTGCTGATCCTTAGTCATTTGAGAAAATGATTGCTCAGCCTGTGCTTGGGGTAAGCGACTTAAATTTTGGTGAGAAGTTACTAACTTGCCTAGACCTTCAATTTGTTTGTATTGCTCAGGAGTGAGACCAGCCTGTTGTGCAGCAACTTTTAATTTTGCATTTATATCCACTACATACCTCTAGCAACAGCTTGTTGGTAAAGAATACCTATCTCTCCAGTAGTGTCGTAGGGAAGCATTGCAGCAAGAGCATCTGAAACTTTTTGTTCTGCAAATTTAGATTGCATTAACAAAGTGTTATCGTATAAACCTCTTTTAATATCTTCATCTTTACGTTCTGTATCTGCAAATAATGGAGTAATTGCTGCTGATGACTTAGCTACTGGCTGTTGCTTAATTGCAGTATCTGCAATTCCTGGAGTTGTAGCAGTATTTGCTCCACCTAAAATTTCAGCAGTTTGTTTTCTATCACCATATTCTTTTGATGGTGGTAGGTCTGTTCTTGTTGAGAACTTTGATGGACCTGATGGGCCAGCTAATGGGTTCATCATTGACATATTAGTCCTCCTTTAAAGTTTCTAAGTCTTGCGAAAATTGTTGCCAGATTTTTTCTTCTTGGCTTTTCTGAGTTGAATTATAGATAGCTAATTGGTGCAGATCATCTGCAAGTGCTTCTATTACTGATGTTAAATTTAAAAAGAATCCTGATACTATTACTAGATAATCAGACAGTCGCACTGGGCGATTAAGATTGTTATCGTTATTCACCCAGTACTCCCGTCTTTAAAATAATTACGCCTTTGTTCCTTTGCGACCTGCTGGTGTGTAGCCGAACTTAACTTCTCCACCTGCTGGCTTGGCTGTATCCATCTTACCTTGTACAGGCTTGACCTCTACAGACTTTTGAAATGTTCCCTTTTTCATTTTCACCTCCTTATTTTATGCTGCTCCGCCAATGGAGGCGAGTAGTTGTGCGATGTCAGGTCTTGGTCCAGCAGCAGGGGCCTCTCCGCTTTGTTGTTGTTCAGTTGGCTGCGAGGCAGGAACGGGGGCCGTTCCTACTGCTGGAATACCAGGTTGTTCAGCAGTTGCTGGTGGTGGTTCTGGTGCAAATGCTTTTTCTATAATAGTTTCTAATTGGAAACCTTTTTGTCTGCCTTGGATTACTTCGGCAATTCTCGTAATGATTTGAGATGGGTCTTGACCTTGGGCAGCAAGTGCGGGAATAGCTTGTGCATACTGAGCAACAGCAACCCTAAGAGAATCACGCATTTCTTCAATGTCAACTCTTTGTTCTTCTTGCGTAACATTTAACTCCATTGGGATTTCTCGGCGAACATAATCACGGGACACTAACTTATCGCTACGCATTTGTAGTAATGCAATGATGGCTCGGTTAGGATCCATACCAGACATAATACCGTAACGTACATCTACGCCATACTCGCCTTTAATATCACGAGATGGTGTGTACTTCATTGTATAAGGTGTACCGTCATCGGTTCCCTTAATAGTCTTAGTCATACTACCAAAGACAACTTCATCTACTTCAAAGCAAAGTGCAACTAACTCTTGGAACAATCTAGCAAACTGCGCTTGTGCTGCTTTAACCTGTGTATCAAAGCCTGCTTGTAATGCTTGAACTCCACGACCTGTAACAACAGAGGCATCAATATTACCTGAACGAGATTCAGGGTAGCGAGAACCTAATCTTAACTCACGCTCTAGTACACCTGACTCTGTAAATACTCCTGCTGGTAGTTCTAGTGGAACTCTACGAATACCTTGTGGATTAGCAGAACGCATAATTGCATCAGGTCCTAGTGCTAACTCCTGAACATCTTGTGGAATAGCGATAGGTGCTTGAATAGATTTTTCTGCTGCTTGAATCTGCAACACTGCAAAGCGAGCACGGGCTAACTGAACGGATAGAACATCATCAAATTGTCCACGAGCTTCACCATCCAAGGATGAACGAAGTGCAACTCTTGCTAAACACTTACCGACTGGGTTAGGTGTATTAGATAGAACTAAGTTATTACGTTCTGGTATAAAAATTAAGTCTTGATCTTTATCGTGGTATCTAACGATAGATAGGTAAGGGGAAGCGTAAGAATAAACTGTCTTTCCAACTATTTGATCGTAGAACTCAGGATATTGGGAAGCGATAGTTTCAGCATCGGATGCAATGATCTGTGATATAGATAAGCAACGACCAAAGCGGTCTACCTCAGGGTATACACCAAAAGGATTTAGTAAACGGATACGAGGATTGTTTGTCTCATAATCCATTTCAATCATTGCTGGCAATAGACCGTAGGTATTAAAGTAATCAGCACCGGTATACATTTGGATCTGTAGATCAGAAGATGCTACATAGTAATTAGCAATACGAGTTCTAGTATCAGCAGCACGGCGTTGGGTATCAGATACCATATTGGTTGCTGCACAGTTAAAGGATGGCAGTGGTGCCATTACCTCTGCTAGATCACGGGCAGCTACATCTACAAAGTTTGCAACTAAAGGCTTTGGGTAATCCTCTGAGAACATCGCTGGATATACTTTTGATATATCACCTTGGCGCACAGAAAGAACATCGCGCATACGCTGGTCTCTAGCTGCATAGCGGTTCTTCAACCGATCTATCTTTGAGACTACCTCTTTAGTTGATAACAATATTGCTCCTTAAATAAACGTGCGTTCCTTCTCAGCAAAGAGTTCATCAAGATTGACAACCACTCTTTTGTTCTGTTCGTACTTTGATAGGAATGGATTTTTAAGATGGTGTGTCTGGTACTTACCATAGTTGAGCATCTCTCTTGCTCTGATCTCACAGAACCAAAGAGCCATTACCATATCTGTCTTACCCTTAGTCGTAGGAGACCAAGTAATTAACTGCTCTATTAGAGCCTTAATGTTTTCAGTTTGATCTGAAGGCAAATGTATTAGGTTATCCCTATGGTGCTTACCATCAAATTGCTTAGTACCAAATAAGGTAGCCATAGATGCAACACCGAAACCTGCATCCCATTTATTATTACCAGTATGGTGTTCTTTAAACTGTACACCTTTAGATGCTAAGTGCATCTTGATACCTTCATCTTGTGTTAAGAAAGATTGAAATGCGTTCTTCTCTACTATCCACTCACTAGGACCATACAGGGATGTCCAGTCAAATATTAAATTTCTAATAGCAGCAGGGCTAGGCCGCGTAATCTTGATAGCATCTACGATGTAGCGTTTGTTACTAGCTCTATCTATTGCATAACAGATAGCTGCGGTATCTCCTACCATCGCAGGATCAAGTCCACAGATAAAAGTAAAGCCATTTAAATCTCTTGGGTGTCCAGGATGACCTGCGGTTAATCTACCCGACTTACGCATACCATCAATAGATCCACGAACACAGACTGGGTCAAAGGCTGCATCATCTGATATATCTTGTTGCTGGTAAATCAAAGCCCAGGTTGAAGCATCCATAGATTGGCGTTCGTTATATAGGTTACGCCCATTCCATCTAGGGTAAAGATTAGTTACTGGATCCTTCTCAGTCTCTTCCTGACCATCAAAGGGTTGATCGGATGCGGGCCATAAGGTTTCCCATTTATCGGGATCATCATCTACTGTAAGTAGAGCTGGCATTGCTAGGTAGGACCAAGGTACTAGGCCACCAGGATATCTATCGTTGTTGCGTAGTTCTTTATATAAATCAACTGAGGCAACACGGGTACCTATGATAATAAGTTTACCTGTGGGGTTAAGACGAGATCTAACATCTTGGGTTAACCACTTGATCTGTCGTTCAAAGTCATTAGCATTGGATAGAGTTACAGCATCGTCTACTATAATCATATCTGCTCGTTTACCGTAGATCTGACCGCCAATACCAACTGCTTCTATATTGGGATCCTTCTCACCAGATTCACGCAATTCATCACCGAAGGTAACGCGAGTTGCTTGCCAGGAGGCCGACTTAGATTTAAAACCAATACCGGCAGCGTAAGCTGACTGGAGGGCCTCATACTGCGGATGGGTAAGTCTTTGCTTTATAGCGTATAAAAAGTCTGCGGCTAATCTTTGAGTTTGGGAAACTATTAAGACTCTAAAGTTTGGGTTCTTACAGACCTGCCAGGTGACGTAGTCAATTGTAATAGTCATTGACTTGGCGTGGTTGGGTGGAATGTTTAGAAGTATGCGGTTATTAGCTAATCCTTTTTCATACTTCATAGAGGGGTGCAACCAAGAAGGTTGCCCGACCTCAATCATATCTACTAAATTTTGTTGATGGGGAAAGGTCTTATTATGTAAGAAGCGATCCCTGAACTGGGCGAAGGTAATCTCATTTACATCACCTAGTGCAAAGTTCTTATCTCTAAGACCTAGGCGGGTTCTATCTACCTTGTCTGAGAATATCTTGTCTGTCCTGCGGTAGTACTCATAAGTCTTAATGGATTTACCGGCGGAGGCACAGGCTTGCTCTATCGTCATACCTTCTGCTACGGAATTTAAAATAATCCGCTTGCCGATATCTGCTGAGTTCTCAGCCATTTAACTCCCCTGTGGATAAACCTGTGGATAAGCGCCGAGAGTAAATTCTTTTAATTTTACTAGGCCCAGAATATTATACTGGAGATAATATTACACTACACCTGCCGCTTTGCGTATGTTGTCTGGTAACTCCCGAAGGAGCTACAGCGACTGAGGGGTAAAACCTTCGCTCGCCCTTAGGGGGCATCGCGTAGGTTTACCGAAGCGATGTGGTCGTAAAACTTAAAGCGGTTCGTTTTACTCCCCTACTATATATAAGGCGGGAAATTAACTCCATTTCCCGTTTTCTGGTAATAAATCTTTATAAATGTGATACACCTCACTTACAAAGTATATCAAAACGGACATATCGGGCTATATCCAGCCAGCTTCACTTTAGCAAATATTTTTATATAGAGTACATAATACTAACTCATCTCTATATTTAACACCTGGGGTCGCTCGGCTGGCTTGTGTGGTGTTTGCTGAGTGTGTATGCCTGTCCGATTTGCTATGGTTAGCGGTTAGCAGATTGTTAGATAAAATCCCCGGGCGGCCTACCCCTAGGCGCCCTCCCGTTAACAATAACCCGGCCTTAGATCCGGGCAGCTCTTACAATTTAAATGCCTAGCAAGAGTAATTAGATTAAGGCCACCTACTAACTAAGGAGATCTATCTAATGAACGCTAACACCTACCCGCTAACCGCTCACCTATCGCCCGGCTCTATTAGCCGGCTAGTTTATTGGTCAATAGCTTACGCACTAAGCCACCCCGGCGAATTAAACCGGGCAAGGTTAGCCGCCGGCCTAGCCGGTGATAAGTATCAGCAAGCTGCCGCCGGCGCTCTAATAGCTGCCGCCATAATCAACGCCACGCCGGGGCAATAAGTAACCGGCGGATAGTTGACATACGGTAGACACCCGCACTATTCTTAGACGGTGAGCAGATGGCTCACTTATTGATAATAGATAGGATCAGATTATGAAAGCTTTATTTATTTTAGCAGCTATTACCCCGCCGCTATTATTTATAGTTAGCGGCCAAATAGTTTTAACCGTTGCCAATATCGGCGCTTTACTATTGATCGCCGGCCTTGCAACTAGTGTGACCGTAATGATCGCCGCTCTTAATAGTGGGGTAAAGTAATGAATAGATCAAAACAATACGTAAGACTAACCGACACCATCACCGGTGAGCTTATAGTTAGCGCTGATCTAACACCGGCGGCAGCTAGGCGGATCATTAAAGAGTACGCCCGATTTGGTTATGAATTGGCGGTGGCTATCTAATGACCAATAAATGCGATAGTTGCAACAATAAGGCCGCTTATACCGTCGCCGGCTATTACCTGGCGCACTACCTATGCGCCCCCTGCGCTGCTAGCTTATGCTTAAAGCAAGGCGACACCGTCGGCGCTGCTAAGCTTATCAATCAATAGTGTTGACCTATCGCCTACCGGTGAGATACGGTAGGCGGTGGGATTCCACTAACGGGATCACTAACGGGAGGATATACCTATGAATAAAGATCACCTAATCGCAGCGCTTGAAGAGATAAACGCTGCCAATGCTATCGGCGACAATATGTCGGCCTTATGGGATAAGCTGCCGGATTATGTTGCCGGCCCTAATTGGATAGGCGAGATTATAGACGCAGCTAGCCAATGGCAAGGATACTTATATGAGGATAAAGACTACTCACTAGACGATCTAACCGATTACGTGCACGAGCTAGCTAATAGTGAGTGTGAAACCTATTATTCACATATAAATAAGCGTGTCCAGGATCTAGCCTTATGGGCTTATCCGGCGATAGATAGCGACGTGGAGGAGCTAACCGGCGGGCAGATAGTAGATCTAACCCTAACCGGCCTTAATTCTCTTTACTTATTCGCAGCGATGAGATCTTTATTCGCTGCGGTAATAGAGTACGCATATGAGCGGGCAGCAGAATTAGAGAGTGAGCTTACTAGTGCATAAGCCTATCTATTACCGGATCCGGTTAGGTGTGAGGATCTTATTCTGGCTAAGTGTTGCCGGTTTATTCTGGCTAGTTAGTAGCCGTCTATGGTGGACACCGGGCGGCTATTGTATCGGCGATCTAGTTAGCTGCGGGTAATTGGTGGCGTATTATCGCCGCCGGCCTAATATCCGGCGGCGGTAATCTCCTACCAATAAAGGGTTAGCCGGTAAAGCGCCGGCTAATGGTAAGAGAGAGAGAGAGAGTACGCATATGATAGATCTATTAGGCGTAAACACTTACGCTCAGATAGCAGCGAATAAATTGGCGGGAGAGAGTGATCTTACCGATCAATTTACCCAACTAGTCAGCACCTTAGACACCAAATTAGCGGATAGGGGAGAGATCCTAGCCAAATTAGAGAGTAAAGCTGAGGAGATAGGCAGCGATAATCTATGGAATAGATACGAGAGTGCCGATCAAGCCTACGCTTATGGGCTAGACCTTAGATCCTTATTGGAGGATTACTTAGCCGGATATGAGGATCGGGAGGGGTTAGAGTGGCAGCTTGCCGATCTAGTTAAGTCTACCGGTAGCGAATTATGGTACCGGTTAGAACGTGCTCAATGGTAAAGCTATTAGTTAGCCGGGAGAGTAACGGCGTATTAGGCAACTATTACAGCGTAAGCGCCTATGATGGCGATACTTACTTAGGGCAAGAGATCTACGCCGGATACACTAAGAGAGAGAGTGAGCGCCGGGCAAGAGAGAGCGTAAGAGAGAGAGGAGGGCTAGGATTATGGGCCAGAAAATAGAGCAAGAGATCGCCGACGGTATTATCGCAGCAGCGCCGGATAAGGAAAGCGCAGCGATAGCTAAGTCTATGATAGATAGCGGTAAAATTATAATTATGGGATTTTAGTTGGTGGCTTACTATGCGAGCCTATCGGTATACGGTAGGCTTGCGTAGTATCCTACTAGTGATAGCGGGAGAGAGTAAGCGAACGCTTACTTAATTACGGATAAGAGAGAGGGAGAGAGTATGACTATAGCTTGCGAGTTGCAAGACTTAGAAGTGCTTATGAATAAAGCCGGTGTGCAATTAACCGGTAATGCTTACGATATAGCGCAAGATTATCTACAAGATAATTGTGCGTGTGCTACCTATCAATATCTATTAGGTTATAAGGCGGCTATCTAATGGATTTCGTAATTGTATGCACTAATTGTTGGCAGAAAACTAAGTATGATGCACTAAGTGTAGTAAGTGGCGAGCCTTGCAATAAATGCGGTGAGCTATTATGAATAAACATAATCACAATTTCTTAGCTACCGATATCCCCGGCGTATGCCTATGCAAGTGCGGGGTAGAGAGATACTACTCACGAGAGCTGCAAGATTATGTAATAGTAGAGGGAGCGGGCGTATGAATACTATGCAAGATCTAATCAACGCTATTAAGCCAATACTACCTAATGCGTTAATCATAGATACCGATAGCGGTATCTTAATAGAAACCGGGCTAGAACTAGGCCTAGGTGGATTACTACAAACAATAGAGAGAGAGGGAGAGTGATGGATACTAAGCAATATCAACTACCAAAGGGCGTTGAGTTAGAGGTGGTTGACTACGATATAGAGAGAGAGGATAGGCAAGATAGTGCCTTCTATACTGATAACGATATAAGCCTGATAGCTCGCTTAACCTATGGTGGCAGAGAGTATGGCATTTATTGTGTCGGTGAAATGCGTATTCACTACAAGGACAGAGTGATTAGATACAGCAGCGATCTTAAAGAGGTAGATATAGAAAACGATACCGACCTAAAAAAGATAGAGGCAGAGGGCGGAGAGTGGATTAACAACTCCTGGTTTGAGGTGGAGGATTACACCACAGGAGAGTTCACTCAGGAGGTATATCACGAGGTAAAGGAAGCGATAGAAACCGTAGCTAATTGGATAACAGAGGAGGTTAAAGTATGAAAGCTACCCCGGTTATTTGTGGTGAGTGCTTGATCCCGGTATCAGAGTGCTGCCATAAATTATATATATTAGATGAGTTAGAGAGAGATGCTAACCGGCTAATACAACTAGCGAAAGAGAGAGAGGAGATGAGTAAATGAAAACCTATGAGGTAAATATAACTATCACTTCCAATGGACAAGCAAGGGTGAAAGCCACCTCACTAGAGGAGGCGTGGAAGCAAGCAAACAACCTGACTATCGGTGATTATGAAATGATAGATGGTAGTGAGGACAAGGTAGAGATAGTGGAGGTGAGCGTATGAAAGAATTATGCCAATTCTGCGGGTGGGAGATAGCAAGAGTGGACTGGTATCACCGATACAACGGCAAGCTAATCTGCGATAACTGCGTAATGGATACAATGAGCGAGAGAGAGAGGGAGAACGCAAGATGAAAGTTAAACAGGCACTAGAACTGTTAAATGATCTACCTTTGGAAGCTGACTTGGCTATTCAATGGTATACAAAAGAGGACATAGAGACCAACTTAGAGAGAAAGATAACGAGAGAGGTTTGGGAAGATGTCTGCGAGTATGCTTGTGATGAACCGGATATGAGAGATTTCTCTATCCCATACCTACTAGAGAAGATGGAGAGGGAAGATGGGTAATATAGTGGAGCTATTCAACGATCAAGAGAGGCGTATTACCTTCTATGAGGTATCAGATAGCCAGGACATAGCCATATGGGGCGGAGAAAACCCCATAGAGGCCTTAAAGTGGTATCGTAATAGTCCTAAAGGAAGCAAGGTAAGGGTATCTGAGTGGCTAACCACCGAAGAAGATGCCAAACCAATCGTAGATGGCGTGGAGATAACCCCACTAGTCCTTGCTACAATAGCTGACTGTATAGAGAGATGGAGTAAATGAAAAATACACACAGAGTTAAAGCTGCTGCCGATCAAGCAGTTCGCCAACGTAATTACCGACGAGCGAGAGAGAGAGCGTTCACTAGGTTAGCTAACGCTTTCCCTGATATTTATCGTGCCTACTTGGAAGAGGAGAAACTATCTGATGAAAAGATGGGTAAGAAATGGCTTGATATTGATGGCAACACTAGCCTTACTGACACAAGGTCATCATAAATTATTTCCACCTACCACAGTAGGTAGAATACCTGATGGCGTAATAGAGAATAGGAAGGCAACGCAAGATGAGAAGAACCACAATAGAAAGATCGCAAAGGCCTACGCTCAGGCTGGTTGGGGCTGGAGTGGGAGAGAGAGCGAGTGCTTACTCGCCCTTTGGACCAGTGAGAGCAGGTTTGATAACTACGCAAAGAACCAGCGAGGATCAAGTGCTTACGGAATTGCTCAACTCCTTGGAGAGAAAGATAGTAGAGCTGAGTATCAAATCTTGCGAGGTCTTAAATATATTTCTAAGCGATACGGAACACCTTGCAAGGCGCACAGGTTCTTCCTCACGCACAGATATTACTGATAGTATCTAACTCTTAGGTCGGCTCTCTCCGATCTATCTAAAGATAGCCCTACCAACCCTTCCTGGTGGGGCTATCTACTTTTTTCTAATCCAATACTGGTCGTTAATAACTAGTGTGTCCAGCTCAGCCTTGTGTCGCTCAGTAAATAAAAGTATGCCAGGGCGAGGTGTCTTAGATGGTGGAAGATTACGACCCCAAGTGTAATCATCAAAAGCCATAACACCGCCGGACTTTAGTAGAGGCCAGCTAAGTTCAGCATCCATCAGCACACTAACTGCTGTGTGGTCTGCATCAACATAGATAAAATCATATGCACCTATAAAGTTATCTCGTTGTCTAATTAGATACTCAACAGTATCACTGACCACAGACACAACAGATAGCTTCTCAATCTTCTTCTTGTACTCTATCTCAACTGCGCTGAAGTCCATCTCGGCGTGGTCTATCTCATCACTTCCCCGCCAAGTATCAACATCAATTAGTATTGAACTCTTATCAGTTAGTATGTTGTTGCATAACCATACGCTGGCGTCCCCTGTGTATACACCAAGTTGTAAGAACCTTAGGTTAGGTTTACCTGCATACGCTGATAGGTAGGTAGTAAAATTATTCTGTGCGGTTTGTGCAAACCAATTTGGATAGTTCATTTGTCTGTAGTATAAAAGCCACTACCTTTAAAAGCAATAGAGGGTGGAGAATAGATACGCCTGAGTGTAGCACCACAGGTTGAACACCTATAGTTTTCTTCAGGCGCATTAACAGATCTTTCAATACTGATAGTCTCATCACCACCAGGACATTCATATTCGTATATCAAAACAGTATCCCATCTTCTAGCTTTAAGAACCCCACTAGTTTAGTACGACTAGTCTTGTTAGCAAACTCAGTGGTAATAGGTAGCCACTTATCCTCCCACTTAGGCTGAGGTATTGTGGATAAGTTAAAGCCCCATATACCCTCAGGTGTGGCGTTGATATACCAAGGAGTGAGTGATCTAATTCCTGCTGCCATAATTAAACCCTGATACTTACTCTCTTCAATAAGTAGATCAGGGTAGTGGGTCTTGCGGGATTTTAATTCTATAAACATCTTATGTTCTAGTGATATGCAATCCCAATTGTCAAACTCTTCCGACTTCTCTAAGTCTGAGTAGTAAAACTCCTTGAGATAGTCTAAAAGTTCCGGTTCTTTTAACTCTATGCCCAAGGAGTTTCACCACCAAGTTTATTCTGCAACTTACGCAAAGCTGCGGTAGACCTGCGATCAGCAGTGGATGTAGCACACTCTAAGTACTGGCCTATTTGTTGAAGAGTAAAGTTATCGTGGTATCTCATCTGCAATATGGTCTTATCCTCTTGCCCTAACTTCAGATAACACTTCTTAATATCTATTAGGATAGCCAGCAGGTTGCCACCCTCAGCAGGAGTTGACTGCTTACGAGGTGTGCCATCGTTGATCATCTCTTGTGCTTGTTCAAGGACTGTGCCATTAACAATGGAAGCAATAACAAATGGAATTAGTTGGGCAATAATTGTTGTATCGTAGAAGGCTTCATCACTTGTCTTGTACCCAGCCTTGCGAGCCTTCTCTTTACGAGCATATCTTTCTGCAACTCTACGCATTTGATAGGCAATACGTCTTTCATTCTGTTCACGCTTATCAGGATTAGGTTCATTAAGTAGATCAGTAAACTGTTGACCACGACCAATAGCCCACAGATAACACTCTTGCCTTACATCTTCAGTGTCAACCCATCCTTTAAACTTACGAACAATAACGTAAGTAACTGAAGGTACTAACTCATAAAGAGTTGGGTGTAATTCAGGTGTCATTTCTTTACATACAATTCTTCAATCGTAAGTATCCAAGCCTCAAGTTTTTTATCAAGATAATCTAACTTGCGCTCTATCTTGCGAAACTTAGAACGTTTGGTGAATAGATCTTTAATCTTCCAGTAAATTATTCGCAGTCTAATGTTTGCACCTCAGGCCAGTTGCCATCTAATACCATCATTGCAATAGCTGAATAGTTAAGTAGATCCATAAAAGAATCTCGTAATGATTCATTACTTGGCTTAACATTAGAGTCTACTAAATTATTTATACGAGCTATCTTGTCCCACATACGCACTCTTAGCCCATTGATAGGACCACCGGGTGATCTTGCTATATTTAATGGACCGTAATCGTGGTGCTTACTGATAAGTAGATTACCTGCTGCATCCATAACAGCCCACATACTGGCGATGAACTCATCATCTACTCTCTTACCTTCGGTGGTGCTATCTCTATTGTTCCTTTGACGTAATCTATCTTGATTATAGAGATCCCTGAGGTCGCCAACCATTCTGCTAGTACCATCAGATCTGAGTTCTTCATACATTAGGTACTCCAATTGTCCGTTTTGTCTCTTCTATACCCTTTGCTAAGTATAAGTCATTGAGGTCTAGTCCAGCAGGTAGCGACACGATTGAAGAGTTCATTACCTCCTGAGCTACTCTCCTTGAGAACTCAGCCCCAGGATTAGTGCCATCATCTTTAATATCATTATCACCAATAATATAAATCTTGCCATAGCCAGTAAACATCTTAGTAAAGTGTGGCTTCCAAGCAGCAACACCAGGAACTCCAACTGCTGGTATACCTAGTACCGCAGAACAAATGATCGTATCTAACTCACCCTCACAGACTGCTATGTACTCACTAGATACAATGATGTCGCTAACATTATAGAGATGACCCTTCTGACCAAGTGGTGCTCCATACTTAGGCTTGCCATCATCTAATCTTCTAAACTTAAATCCAACACAGTGTCCAAGCACAGTTATATAAGGTATGGATAGCCAGCCCTGATAGTTCTCGTGGGTTGCAAAAGGTTGCTTTATATAACCTAATAGGAACTTATCAGCTATCTCTTTAGAGATCCCACGACCTGCGAGAAACGCTACCGCTTCTTCGCTTAGATCCTTGTTGTACTGAACCGCCGCTTCCAGTGACGATTTCAATTGCACGGGCGAGAGCATCTTTAAACTCCATATTCTCTTTGATACTAATAATGTTTACTGCATTGCCACCCTTACCGCAGGTATGACAAAAGTATAGATTCTCCTGCGTATTTATTACTGCACTTCTTCTACTGTCGCTATGCAATACACACCTTACAGAGCAAGCCCTACCTTCTCTTACCTCACCGCCATAGTGGGCAACTATTATTCCAATGGGTATTGTGTTCGCATCGGTTCTGCCATTGCGAAGGCTAGGCTTCCTACTCCTGGACCAGTCTGATGCTGACATCCACAATCCTCCTTACATTTCTTGTGCATAGTAACAGCACGCTTGAACTGACCATTCTTATTCAGCTCACCGCCTGACCTACATAGATCGCAGATCATTCCTCCTCCTTTACCTCTTCCTCTACTACCACCTCTTGTACTGGTTGTAGTATTTCTGTTGTAGTTATTACGCCTTCTGGTGTTGGTGTCATTTTTGTTACCGTTATCTTTCCCCATCTCTTGTGAGATGGCATATAGGTTTTCTTACCTGCTCTTATTGGTCTTCGTTTCCAAGTTCCAATGCCGTCAAACAGATTAAGATTTGATTTTCTCATCTGTAATTCCTTTAGCGTATTCAATACCAGCTTTAAAGCCAGCATCATAACCCTCATCAAATGATGAGTTCTTTGCCTTCTCTACACCAGCACTTTGCAATCGCTTGCGGTTCTCTGGTAGTCCTATTTTAGTTCCAGTAAAAGTTTTATTATACTTAGTAATCAAATCATAAATGTCCATAGCTATATCATAATCATCTTTATCTTTTTTCATAATAGATACTACTTCACTAGCTAAGCCTGCGTTCATTAACATTAATTCTCCCATACTACTGTAAAACTTTCTTCAAATTTCTTTTGATTTAATGAACCATTTTCATTCCAATAACTATTAATACCGTGCTCCTTTGCTAAGTAACAATCTTTACTGCAATAAAGAACTTTAGTTTCTTTACTTGTATACCATTCACTATTGGCTCTTGTGTAATGGCAATTACTACAAGTAAGCATTTGAGCATATAGTTTCATTATTGTTTCTCCTCCAACCATTGTGTTAGGTCTTGGATTACCCAAGTCTTTTCTATTCCTGCGTTTCTTCTTTTGTATAGTACATAAGATAAAGGCTTATTAATGCCACGATGCTTAGCGTAATTAACAGCTTCTGTTTGCGCTTCATCCCAAAACTCCTTCAAGTTTAACTTCTTAGTATTCTTTAATTCAAAGATGTAGGTTTGACCGGCAACTATAACTACTAGATCTCCCTCATCCTCTGCTCCTGATAAGCGCAAGCGTTCAGCTACTGCGCCCATCTTCCTAAACCATTTCATTACATCTACTTCAAACTGAGAACCCTTTTGTTTATTGTACTTGGCTGTCACTTAGTAGGGCATCCCTTCTATACATACGACCATACTCATCTGCATCACTGATCTGACACACAGAGTAGTTTACAAATAAAGTAGCAAAGTCTGAGCCATCTGCTGTATGTGGTCCAAACCTATTCTTAACTGGTGCAACCTTTAAAGTTTTGTCTAAAGGATCAAAGCCAAGGGTAAGTATTAGTGCTGGTAGTTGTGAGACCTTACCGTGAATAGCCCTGCGGTGAGGTGGGAAGTTAGTCTTGCCATACTCAGTTTGTTCGCTGACGTGGTGTAAAACCATCACACAGGCTTCGGTCTTACGAGCCATATCGTGGAACTCCACCATAATAGCTCGCAGTCCTGCCCACTCATTATCAGTTTCAGCAGCCACATTCATCAGGTTATCAATCACAATCAACTCTGGTGGAATACCAAAGAGTTCAACATAAGCCTTGATCTCTAGCTCAATATCATCTAGTGATGGTGATGAGTCAAAGACAAACTGTATGTTGGACATATTATCTAGGTGCTTATCGTAGTAATGACGGTTACTATTTAAGTTTGCTTCCACCAGTAGTTGACTGTGTCCTGATAGGTGAGAGGCTGCTCTCATCATCACTGTTGCTATGTCGGTATCAGCCGAGAAAAATAAAGTTGGAACCTTTGCTTTAACTGCATAGATAAGAGCAAACATACTCTTGCCAGCATTAGGCGCAGCAGCAACCATACATACCTGACCTCTACGAAACTTGATCTGCTTTACAGCAAGATCTTTCCATACATCAGGTAGTGGTGTTGCATTGGTAGTACTACCACGCCACGCTCTATCTATGTTTAGCAACGTAATCCTCTCTAGGAAGAGTTATCCCTCTTAGCTGTCTAATTCTTTTTCTTTTTGCCGCAGTTATGCCGCCCCAAGTACCGAAGCGTTCCTTGTTGATTCCCCATTCTGCACACTCTGCAAGGTGGGGACATATCTTGCAGACGTTTATAGCCTGTTGAGTGTGGACTCTATCTCCATCCTCTACTTCAGGAAAGAAAAACTCCACACCCACTTCGGCACAAGATGGGTTCTCATAATTCCAGGGAACCCGCATCGCCTATCTAATCCAGACGGTTTCGCATTTGTCTACAGCACCTTTAGGTGCAGCACACATCCAACCTTTCCAAGGACCTTTCTGTCCTACGCCTGAGCGAAATGCCATTGAGCCGTGCTTACAATCAGGTGCAGTTGCATCTGTTGCAGATACAGCAGTAGCGCCTAGTGCTTTCTTAGCATAGGCAATTGCTCCACCACTTGGTTGTGTAGTTGTACCAAGTGCGGTGCCAGTTGATGTTACTAATGTTGCTACATCAGCAATTGAAGTTAGAGATGCCTCTAATTCAGCCTGACTTGTTGCATAAATATTTACTAGAGTTCCATCACTTAGTTTGTAGTTGATCTGGAACTTCGTGCTTTCCGGTGCAGCCATTTACTTACCTCCAGTATGTTTGACAGATAACCTTGTTGATTCCTGTCCTTGTTTCTTTGGTACGAAACCGAGAAGTTTCTCAACCTCTTCGGTATCTACTGATTCTCTACCACTAACAGTGCTCCAAGTAATGGATACACCACTATTGGTAGAACCAGTAAATCCTTCTAACGCAGCTTTTAATGACTCGCGTTCAGTAGTCAGTTCTTTAATCTTTGCATCTAATTGTAAGTACTTCAAGGCAGATGTGTCCACTTCAGGATTATCTATAAAGACTTCATCTTCCTTGATACGTTCTTTTTTTAGACCAGTACATCCCATCTCGCCCGACTCATCAAAGTACTTGCAATAGAATTTGCAGTAACTTTGATCGCGCTCTGGCCCTGGTGCATCTGCGCTCTCTTTAATAGCAGATAACCAATTCAAAGCATCTTCTGCTAACTTCGGATCATAAGGTTCTGAATGAACCTTGACATCTCTTTCATCACCATCTCTTGCTATGGCTACTAGATTAACAGTTCTGGGTGACCCCTTTCCAGACTTGTCAAGCAAGTAGCCATATACCTGAACTTGCCAACGCTGTTGTAGCGATGGGAAGTAAGATAGATTCTTGACCTTAACGGTTTTCCAATCTATCACATCTCCTGTTTCTGGTATATATAAATCTATATGAGCTTTCATTCCATTGTATTCAACAGATGTTTCAACCCAATACTTCTCACCCTTTGGATCAGCAGTTGATATTGCTTTCTCTATCTCAGCGTGGATAGCAGTACCCATAATAGCTGAGAGTTTTAATTCGTTATCATTAGTTTCAGGTTGATCGTTAAGGCGATACCAAACCTTACGGCGACAACCACCTAACTCTGATGGACCTACCTGTGTCTGTTTAGATCTAGCCCTACCAGCATCCTTATCCCGTAAGACTTGTAGTAGTAATTCTTTTGGATCTGTCATATTGACATCCATCCTATATATCCTGCATCGGGATTATCCCGTAGCCACTGCTCTCTCATCTTGTTCTGTTCCTCCCAGTTAGTGTTGGTATCTCTGCAAGCCTTGATGCCATCCTCATAACCCTTTTCATAGGCTTCTTGGATAGCAAACTTCCTAGTCTTTATGATCATTTACTTTTTCTTTTCTGCACCGCAATCTGAATGGGTGGACAGGTATTGATATCTAATATGCTGGCTATCTCTACTGCCTTCTGTGCTATCTCAACTGCCTTATCTTGAGTCATAACTTGATAGTCAAGTGAGAATAGATATCCAGTAGCAAACTGACCACCTGATCCAATACCATAAACCTTTAGTTCATTTTGAATGAATGACATATCACAGGCAATATGAAACAGATTAGAATCAAAAGCTATTAGATAATCAAAGCCACCATCTTTCTTATCAACATTAGCCCAGTCATAACTGTTCTTATTGAAGGCATTGATAATAGATGGAATCATTTTCTTACCCATAAACTGGACAGGATCTTCACCTCTGTACGTTGGTGGCTTCCAGTTGTAAGTTAAAATATCACCAGCTCTAGTATCACCGGTAATTCCAATAGCAACATAACCAACCTGAACTATCTTTGGTGTGCCTAAACTAATTGTTCTTAGATTATCTTCAGTAATCTGTGAGTCAGCAGCGAGAACTACATAACCATTTCCTTGAATACCAACAACCGTAGTCAATATAGCCCCTCCTTTTATCTTAAATTAATTGTAGCACTAGGCACAGACAATGGTGGGATGCGATAAGGACACGCCGTGAATACGACTTTCATCGGTTACTAGTCCCAGAGTGTGTACCATATGAGCCGTGAGGCGAATTACGGTACGGGCGGCGCATTAAGCGCCGCGACAGTATGGTCAGTATGTTCCGTCTACCAACCCTGCGAAAAAATAAAGATAAGATACCTGATAAATTTGGTACAGATCTTAGATCCTTAGGACCATTACACGCTTGTCCTTGTGGCTCTAAAGTCTTCTCTATCCTAGCTACCTTTGATGACTTTGAGATCTCTTGGTATATGTTAGATGCAACCTGTGCTAATTGTGGCAACCTAATATGCGTACCTTGTCCAATAGATGATCCAGCCAGGGAAATTTAGGCATAAAAAAAGAAGGCCACCCCGTTTAAAAGGGTGGCCCTGTATAGCCTCGCAGTAAACTAGATTACTCTGAGCCTCTACCAAATTCTGTAGCTGATGGATCTAGCCACTTCAATAATGGTCCTGCTAGACCTGCTAATGCTGCTGCGCCTAATTGCTTAGGATCGGTGATTCCACTTACATACAGTGCAACTGCTGCTGCGGCTGCTGCTCGGAACCAACTTAGTGCTGCTTGCTTGAACGCTGGGTTCATTTTTTCTCCTTCTACTTTGTCTTACTATGCACCTTACAACAGGTACATACTGGGACTTTATATGCTTTCTTTGCTGGCGTAGTCATAACTGAGGCAATCAAAGTATTGATCGCTTTAGGTTGATTCATCCACCAGAACCAAGGTGATGTGTCATTTGCTGACCCATCATTAATAGAAATATGTAAATGTTTATTGTGTTGATTACTGCCGGTATAGGTACGGTTACCCTCTTTAGCCTTTTCTTTAGACCAGATCTTGCCCTGAAATATTAGGTACTTAACTCTTGCATCTTCTTTTAACTTCTCAAATATCTCCACACAATCAACACCATTCTTAGGATCGTGGGTTAGATCAACTGCTAGTCCAGTATTGTGATCTGAGTTAGGGCTTTGTTTAATGTGTGCCGATGAAGGCAATAAGCCGTCTGAGAGTTTGTTGCGCTTCGGATACAACGCTGTCGCTTGGCGTAATACAGCTATTGCAGCAGGTGTCGCTCTCTTTGCAATCAATTTCACTTGACATCCTCATCTCTTTTCTTACTCTTTAGTCCGTTAGCAGATACGATTCCTGCAAGGGTTCCAGTAAGGAACACACACAGGGTTGATACTAAATCAATAGCAGCTTTATCATTTGGTGCTTGCTCTCCTAAAGGTTGAGTAATAAATAAGAACGCATAGAGCAAAGAGAAGACTGATCCAGCAAATACAATAGCCAGAATAATTCCGATGGCTACTATTAATCTAGCGTGTAGTTCTTCAGCGCTTAGTCGTTGACGTTTTTCCATCAGTATCTCCTACAGAATCTGGTATTAGGTCTTTAGTACACTGTCCTACTGCTAAACATCGGGGCGGATTACATTCAGGCTTTTCCCAATTCTCAAACTCTTGACAGGGATAGCGCATCCAACCTTGATAACCACAACCTGTTAATAGATTAAGGCTTGCTACGATTAATAAGGATGCTGTAAATTTCCTCAACCTGGCGTTCCAATCTATCAACGGAGTCTCGGAGGCTTGAGCCTCCATTCGGGCGAAGTTCAGATAGGTAATATTTAACTAGGTGTCTTACGCCAACTGCAACTGCGCCAACTAATGTTGTTACCGCTACTGCTATCCCAGCCCATTCATTCGGTGTCATATCATCATATCAATCTAATAGTAGCGATTAACAATCCACCGTATCCGGAGAATCGTCTATCACTTGGGGTTCTGTTTATAAAGTCAAGCTCTTCAATTAATCCAATGTAGGACTCACCAGTTCTAAAGTCTTCTACTCTGATGGTATCTCCTACATTCTCTATCGCTTCTAGTTGACTCAACCGATCATATGCTGAGCCTTCATAGCCCACCTCAACGCCTAAGTTATCGCTCTCGTGGTCATAGCAGAACAAAGGGTATTGGATTATTCTTTGGCGAGGCACAGCAGGTAAAGACTTTAATTGGTATCCAGTAAATAGTGGACCCTTGGTCGCATCAGTTGATGATCTAGACATAGTAAATTTAAAAGCAAGATACTCTTGTGCTGAGTTAGGATAAGGTACACCTAGTTCACTAGTTGCTGCACCTTGAGCAAAACCACCTATATTGTATTCAGTATCTGAATAGTCAATAGACTTAATAGTTATAGCACCATTTGTGGTATCTATTCTAGGATTAAGTAGTTTATATAATTTATTCTCTAATGTGTTGTATCGTATAAAACCTGTTTGTAGATAGCCACTTGTTACCTTATCGGTAGTGGACTCAGCGTAGATAACATTGCCAGAGCTAAAGGCTGCTCTATCTGTATTACCAAAGAAGGCTACCTGATTAGATGCAGCAGCGACACCACTTGCTACTAGATCCCAAGCCCAAGGAAATACTAGGCTGTTAGCTATTACAGTTGTAGATAGATCTACCTTTACTAGTCCTGCTTCACCATCAATAGTGGTTGCAATATAAGCAAAACGATCTCTAAATGCTATTGAGTTACAACCAGCCTGATCAAATAGTAAAGGACCATACTGGATGTTACCAGTGGCATCTGATACACCTATTCTAAATCCTTTATTAGTTGCAAGGACTGCATAGGTACCAAGGTATACATCAAAGTCATTGATGCGCTCACCCTCTGGTAGATCAATAATAGCTGTAGGTGTCTCAAGGGTTGGGAAGCCTAATGAGTTGGAAGTTGTAACATCTAAGACAATTTTAAAGACAGATGAGGATGTTCCATTAGGATCATATCCTGATATGTAGATAGCACTAGGTCCCTCTGATATAGATGACCATACCCAAGAAGTATTAGGATGAGTAAATAAAGCAGTAGGTAAAGCACCAGAGGCATTGTTGGCATCTAGTTCATAGATGGCATTGTTGATAGCGGCAATTACACGCTGTTTAACAAAACGAATAGTACCGCGAGTAGTACTAGTTGCATTATAGATTTCAGTATCGCTAGTTGAACCAGCAAGGTTACCTCTGTGAACGTGGGTACCATTAATAAAGAAGTACTGCTTACCATTAGTTGTAATGCTAAAGATAGTTGAAGGTGTACCTGCTTGAGAAAAAGTAGTAGATACAGCAGCAGATGTAATTTTCTTTATTGCTGTACCATCACTTACTACAATACAATCACTAGTGCCATCATTAACACCTATTAGTTGAGCAGGTGCTGCGCCTGAATAAAAACTAGCAGTGCTATTTAGTAGGGTAACTTGTCCTTTAGTAAAGACCTCTACACCTTTAGACTCTGTATACTGGAAACGAAGTGACTCATCCTGTGCTGGTTCAAAGTATTTAATACCAGCGCCAAGATGGAATGTTGATTGGGATCTAAACCACCAGCCAGTAAGTGATTGCTCACCAGCTTCTCTAGTCTGGTCATACTGCTCTTTACGATACTTTGCAGTTACTCTACGATAAGGGGAATCATCGGAGGCTGCAATAAAGAATGGCTGACCGGCAATAGCCATATCATAATTAACACCAGTAGCTGAATAGTTTGTAGCACCAGCAGGGTTGGATAAGACATACGGGATGCCTTCGGTAATATCATCGCCATATGCCATTACTTAGACCTCCCATAGATGTATCCAATTATTAGACCACAAAAGAATCCTAGATAAGCTAGGAAGTAAATCATTGTTTATTAAAGCGCAGAAATTTCTTCAGCAGTTAAACCAAGGGCGGCTAACTTAGCCTCACCACTTGCTTTGGCGGCAGCCTTGGCTGCCTCTGCTGCTTCACGCTCTGCTTGCTCTGCTGCATATGCTGCTGCATCTGCTTCTCTCTGAGCAACCTCTTCATCGGTAAGTTCTACCTCAGTAGTTACTCCTGTGGAACAATCCACAATTACTTTAGTTGGGTTTGGCATTTTTCTCCTTATGATTTAGATATTCCGTATAAATAAGCGGTTGAATACTGCACAAATGAACTTGCTGTTGAACTTGTTAATTTAATAGATGTAATTGCTGCTGTATCTGACCATAACAACGCGGTTAGTTGTAATCTACCATCAGTTCCATTATATTCAAACGCTGAATCAGTTGATACAGATTTATTTGTATTACCTGCATAGTTTGAAATATAAATCCAAGTATTATTAAAAGTGTTTGCAGTTGATGAAGAACCATTTATTATCCCAATATTATTTGTGGATGTGCTACTTGATGCACTAACGCCATTTCCAGACAAAAGACGAGATGTAAAGTTTGCGGTAGAATTATTAAAAGCAATTTCTAGACCATCATTAATAGCACCTGAACGATTTGTTCTGCCTGACAATAAAATTTGTAAATCAGTATAAGTAGCAGGTATAGAAGTGAATTCAATATTTGCAACTGTTCCAGTTGCAGCGTAACTCGCTATTAATTTATATGAATATGCCATTATGCGCTCGCTATTCCGTAGAGTGTGAAGGTTGAGCCTGTTGCGAAATTAATCGCCCCATTGGTTATTATCTGTATTGATGTTATGGCTGCGGTATTTCTCCACAATGCAACATAAGCCCTTACCCTATTTGCTGAGTTATTTCCCCTACTTATTGAAGTTTTGTAAGTTGTAGTGTTTGCGTAATTCATAACATTAATAATACTTGTTGAAATAGTGGCACTCATAGACCCTAAAATTGCTGAAGTTGCGTTGCTATCTCTAGCCGAGGATGCAGATGAGCCATCACCATCTATTAAAGTTTCTGAATAATTGCTACCAGTATCACTATTAAACCTAAGGCCTGGTGAACCATCGTCAGAACTTGCATAAGCACCATTAATAACAATAACTAAATCGGTATAAGTTCCTGCAATACTAGAGAAGGTTACTGATGCTGCTGCGCTACCTAAAGTAGTTGTTGCTATTGGAAAATATGTCATTCCTGCTGCCATTGTTATACTCCTTTAATTCCGTAAAGCGCAAAACTGCTATATTGTAAAAATGTATCCCCACGACCATCAATTAAAATTGTTGTAATTGCATTTGTATTCATCCATAAACCACTTGCAAACCTAATATTGCCGTCACCATTATTATCAACACCGCTTAATGACCTAAGAGTTTTGTATTTTGAAGCGTTTGTATAATCTAAAATATCTATTACAAATGCGCCAAACACCGAAGCGGTTGCACCACCACCACCGCCTGTTGGTAGATACATATAACTATCAGTTCCAAATGATTGCGCACTTAGCGAACCTGACCCAGTTCCTGAAAGAAAATGGGAATTGTAGTTACTTGCAGTATCGCTATTTAATCTTATGCCAATAGAGTTATTTTGAACGGCGGCATTATTGCTTCGGCTAATTCCTCTTATTTGTAAATGCTTAAAGGTTGATGGAATAGAACTAAATGTAATTGTTCCACTACCACCTGAACCTACTGAAACAGTAGCAATAGATTCAAACTCGCTATCAAATATAGGCCCAAGGTGTCCTGAAATTTGTGATGCAATAATTCCTAATATTGGCATTAGCTCAAATCACCCACAATCAAGAAAGTATTGCTTGCAGTACAGATTACTGTAGCTGCTGAGTACCTTGCTCTTAGAACTGGGGCTGTTGCGGTTGCACCAGTTGAGGTAATTGTAACACCAGCTCCTTGAGCAAAGGATGTTAGACCCACCCCAATAGATGCTACGTTAATTTGTTGCCCCGCAGTAAATACTGAAGGGGGAACTGTTACTGTTACAGCAGAAGCATTAGATGTGGTAACTAATTTATTCTCAGCATCTGCTGCTACTAAAGTATATGTGGTACCAGTCTGGGCATTAAAACCTAGAGCAGCACTAGCTGATACAGTACCGCCTGTAATCTCTACTGACATTAGTTGCCTTCCGATCCGAACGCACTAAATGATGACGTTCCAGTAGTTGAATAAACAGTAATAACATCTGTGTTAGCTAGAGTAATTCCACCAGTATAGGTAAAGATTGCACCAGATGGAACTTGAACTCCATAAACTAGATAATGGAGATTAGCAAGGGTTGCTCCTGCTGGTCTTACTGCAATACGGATAGTATCTGCTGCTCCTCCTGTATTTGATACATTAAGAGTGGATACAATTACAGCATTAGTTGCTGTATATAACGTAGTCGCTGTAGTAGCACTAGGTGCTGACTGGGCTAGTACTTTATAGGTTGCCATTAGGATAGATCCCCAATCACTGTGAAGGTATTAGATGCTGTACAAATGATTGTGCAAGCTGAATACTGTGCTCGTAATATAGGAGCAGTAGAGGTTGCACCAGTAGATGTGATAGTCACACCAGCACCCTGTGCAAAACTAGTCAAGCCAACACCTATTGATTGAACGTTTATCTGCTCACCTGCTGCAAATACTGAAGGTGGAACAGTTATAACCACTGCTGCTGCATTTGATGAGGTGACTAACTTACCTGAATCAGCAGCAACTAAAGTATAGGTGGTTCCTGTCTGAGCATTAAGAGTAAGGTTTATTTTTGGTGAGGTAAGTGTTTTATTAGTTAAGGTATCTGTTGTAGCACGACCAACAAGAGTATCTGTTGATGTGGGAAGGGTAAGTGTCCCAGTATTTGTAATACTAGAAATAACTGGAGCAGTTAAAGTCTTATTGGTTAAAGTCTGAGTTGCAGCAATTCCCGCCAAGGTATCACTTGTAGTTGGTGGTAGGCTTAAAGTATTAGTACCAGCAGTTGCTGTTGCTTGAAGTGTAGTTGTACCAGATGTTGAACCAGAAAATGCTAGGCTAGCCACTGGTGAGATACCAGCAGCAAAAGCATTTAAGTCATCTGAGGTTAGAACGTGTTTTACTGTTGCACCTGTTGAATGTGCTACAGCAGATGATCCTGCTTCAGCCCTATCTATTGTAAAGGTATCTCCTGATGGACCTGCTGTTATAAAAACAATCTCTTCATTTTGAGTATCTGGATCTATTGCTACAGTGAACTGACTACCTGCTACTACAGTAACTCCACCAAGTAAGGTGGTTGCAGTTCCAGTTGCTACCGTCATTGATGTAACCGAACTATTGATACCAGATGCTAGTGTCGTCTCAACACTGATGGAGCTATATAAACGAGTTGCCATTAACCTTCCTTACTTTAGATAGTGTATACGAATTGGGTATTTGTCTTTTAATTTCAACGCCTCTTCGTTTAGTCTCTGTTGGTACAGAGCAAAGATATAGCGAGAAGCTGAAACACCGGCTGTTGATGGAGTCTTGCTATCGGCATTATCAGCCTCAGCAGATGTAAGGTTAATACGACCTGCATCTAAGAATGATAGTAATTTATAGGAAGCACCAAGAGTTACTACATCCTGACAGGATTGTGGTAATCCAGTAACATCAGCAAAGTCATCAGTATTAGCATCTAATGTATTAGCTGTAGTTGTGTAGTAAACTTGAACTGTTCTACCAGGTTGTACATTGTCATAAATATTTAAAGTAGCATTAGTATTGAATGTTGCACTGTTAGCAAAGTTATCTAAGCGCCATCTTCTTAGTGGTAACCACTCTTGGCTTGATCCAGTAGTCTGCCAAGATATGTACAAGACATCCTCAACATCATCTGGTAGAGCATAGGTTGTTACGGATGCGTTAAAGGTAAAAGTGTATGAAGAGATAGCCCAAAGACTAGGATACAGAGAGTTGATAGTATCGTTGATGGCTCTCTTGATTGTAGTTCTTGGGAAGGTAGGAGCCAAAGTAACCTGAGCATTTACTGTATGTGGTGCGGGGGAAGTTCCCTGATAACCTCTACCAAATCCTGGTATTACGTTAAGTACGTTAGTTGTTTTATCAAAAGAATCAATAAAGATAAGTTCATCATCAATTTCAATAATACCTTTAGCAAGATTTGCGCTAGTACCGAGAGTGATAGCAGTACTGGTTGTGGTTAGACCAGCAGGGTTAGCTACATTGCTAATACGATCTTGGCGCAAGGTATAACCTTGCAGGTTAGACTTGATCTCATCTACCATATCGTTAAGAGTGCTCATTTATCTTCTCTCTGTAGTGTTTTAAATTGTTCTGTAATCTCTCATCCTCTGGGCTGAAAGCTAATGCTTTCTCACCGTGTTCTATTGCAGTTTTATACTCACCTAATTGCCAGGCTGCTATTGCTACTAGATCATCAGCCATATGCCCCCAAGCCCAACCTTCAGCCATAAAATCTGTTTGCTTCTCAGTTATACCTAATGCTCTTGTTGCAACCCTAAAACATTCAGGCCACTGCATCTGTTGATAATAATGATTAGCCAGTGCTAGTACTGATTCTCTACTAGTACACTCTGTTATTGATTGCTCTAAATGTTTCTCAGCATTATCAGGATCACACTTTGCCATCATTCGCAGAGCGTATGATCTCTCTGCTTTAAATGTGGATTCTTCTAAGTATCTTTTAAAAGTTTGTAATGAATCGTAATATCTTTGTTTGTAGTAATACTCTCTACCTAAGTAGTAAAGACTACGAGAACACTTTGGATCTTCATCTACTGCCATCTCAAGCATATCTAGGTACTGTTCTCTAGACTTTTCTTTATCTTGGAAATGATGTATTGTTAAATCTATTCTTGCTCTAACTTCAGGAATCTTATAAGGAGATACTGCCTCGTGTATTGGAAACTTCCATCTATATCCTCTACGGGCGTGCATCTTAATACCATCAAAGTTTAGATCTGGTTTACCGTTTTCATCCCAACCATATACATAATTATATATTGGTCTAGTAACGCCAGCCTCTAGAGCTTTAGGTAAATCTTTCTTCCAACCTTTTACTAGAACTTCATCCATATCTAGTGCTATGCAGTAATCAATATACATTGGTATTGCTGCAAGGGAAGCGTTACGAGCATCATCAAAGCGCCAAGGATCTATCTTAATTTTTATAACATTAATACCTAAAGACTCAGCAATCTCTACTGTCTTATCTGTTGAACCAGTATCTGCTATTAGTAAGTAGTCTGCATCTTTAGCTGACTCATACCATCTCTTAACGTGCTTCTCTTCATTGAGAGCAATTGTATATACGGCAATTCTCATATTGTGAGATTCTACTACATTCCGCCAAGCATAAGGATATCTGGCAGTGCAGTTGCATTTGCGCCTGTCGCTCCTGTTGCTCCCGTTGGACCCGTTGCACCAGTGTCTCCTGTTGCTCCTGTTGGACCAGTTGGTCCAGTCGCACCATTTGCACCTGTTGCTCCAGTTGCACCTGTAGCACCAGTTGGACCGGTAGGTCCAGTTGCACCACTTGCTCCTGTTGCACCAGTAGCTCCTGTGCTTCCCGTTGCTCCAGTATCACCAGTAGCCCCAGTTGCTCCAGTTGCTCCAGTTGGTCCTGTCGGACCTGTTGGTCCTGGAACTGTACTTGTTGCTCCAGTTGCACCCGTTGCACCAGTTGGACCGGTAGCTCCAGTTGCTCCCGTTGCTCCCGTTGCTCCCGTAGGTCCAGTAGGACCCGTTACACCAGCAACAATAATTGCAACAATAAGTGCGTGGTTATTTGCAAAGTTAGTTGTACCAGTACCAGCAGATGATGTAAGCGTTACGGGTACTTCGACATAATTTGTCTGCATTGTTGGGGTTGCAGATACTGTCCACTTTTGGAAGTTGTTGGAGTTATTTGCATCCTGAACAATGATTACATCGTTTGTCTTAATTAGATTTAAGAAGATATCAACGTCTATACCATCTGAATTGATGTGGTTGATATTGATCTGTGTTGCAGAAATCTGTGTGGCATTGTTCCAAAGTAGATCGCCAGTACCAGGATCGCCTGATGTTATAGATGTGTCTGCTTTGTAATCGTAATAGTTAGCAGATCCACCATCTGCACCAGTAGGACCAGTAGCACCAGTTGGTCCTGTCGGACCTGTTGGACCAGGCACTGTTGAAGTAGCGCCAGTTGGACCAGTTGGTCCTGTATCACCTGTAGCACCTGTCGGTCCAGTAGGACCAGTTAAACCTGTTGAACCAGTAGCGCCTGTAGCGCCAGTTGAGCCTGTTGCACCTGTTGGTCCAGTACTTCCAGTCGCCCCTGTACTTCCAGTGGCTCCTGTGGCCCCTGTAGGGCCTGTAGCACCTGTATCTCCTGTGTTGCCAGTAGATCCTGTAGCACCTGTAGGTCCTGTTGGGCCTGTAGAGCCTTGTGAACCAGTTGCACCCGTAGGGCCAGTTGCTCCCGTAGAACCCGTAGATCCTGTGGCACCAGTTGCACCAGTACTACCAGTAGCACCAGTAGGTCCAGTTGGTCCTGTATCTCCCGTTGCACCTGTACTACCTGTTGCACCTGTGGCACCAGTAGAACCTGTAGAGCCTGTGGCTCCCGTAGCACCAGTGGCTCCTGTTGAACCAGTAGGACCGGTAGGTCCTGTAGCACCTTGACCACCTTGTGGTCCTTGATCACTTGAAAAAGTTACACCAACCTGTGGTGTGATTTGTTCTATAACAATTACGGTCTCTGACATTATTGAGTTACAGCTCCCGTCACAATAAATTTACCTTCTAGATATCTAGTTATAGTTGCACCAGAATCTAATACCAGATCGTATGCGTATCTTCCTGCACCGATAGCACCAGTAGTTGTTGCATCTAAAGTTACAGTTACAGTACCTAGTGCTCCGCCTAAAACCATTCTGCCATTAGCAGTACTTGCGACAACAGTTGTAGTAGTAGCGCCAACAAATGGGCGTACTGTCATAGTGCCTGTATATCCTGTCAAGTTTAATAGAACGTTATCGTTATTAATACTAAATTGAAAATTAAATGTGGTTGCCTGATCGCAGACTAAGTTATATTTAGCACTCAACTTGAGATCGCTCTCAGAGCTTGGGCAGCAGGTAGTCCAGTAGTGGATGCTAAAGCATTACAGATACCACTGTAGTCAAGGAATTTATTAGAATCAGTACGGCTATCAATAGCGTTTAATACACCTACAGTATCTGTAAGGTTAGTAGTGATAGATCTTTGAACAGCCCACTGGCGAGCAGCAAGTGCTTCACCAACCATTTCTGAAGATGCTCGGTAGGTGCCACCATTTGCTAGGCGATTTAGTTCTGCTAATAATGTAGTGCCTGATACTCCTGTTGCCACCTGCTACCTCATTTCTTTTTAGATTTTTTAGCTACTGCTGCGTTATCTACTAGATTTGGATAAGGTCTACCAGCAGCCTTAGCCTTTGCTTTAGCAGCACTCTTTTGTGCTGGCGTTAATTTCTTAGAAGTTTTCTTAGGGTTCTTCTTATCCCAAAATGCTACTTTCTTTTTCATTTGCAACTACAATCCCAAGCGCGA